CCCACACACTCACACGCCTAGCAGAAATCTTGGCTTGTGTCAAACCGGGTAATGCGAATGCGAATAGTTCTCATTCAGCCCAGCCCGAAGCCAAATGCGAATGGGAATGCGAATCATTCTCATCTGGGCGATGACCAGCCGTCCCTCGGGGGGTACCCACCCCCTTTAATAAAAAAAGAATTCGCGGATATCCTCTCCACTCACCATCGGGGGATATTTAAGCCCCTCTAAATCGGGGGGTAGATAGAAAAAAGACCTTACCCAGTACCTTGGTACTACTTTTTGGAGATCGTTCGTTACAGGGCATTACAGGGCGTCTGAGAGCATATTATGAGAACAGAGAAGCAAGACAAGTTTATTGAGAATTACTGCCTTACTGGTAACGCCTCTAAAGCGGCTGAATTGGCTGGTTACTCCAAGAAGACTAGCAAACAGATGGGGTACTCCCTAAAGAATCAGTTTCAGAGTGAGATTGATGAGAAAATGATGCGAATGATTCAGGACAGTGTACCGGGTGCATTAGCACAGGTTAATGACCTTGCCACTACTGCTGCTTCTGAGGGGGTTAGGTTAAACGCCTGTAAGGATATTCTGGATAGGGCTGGGTATAAACCCATAGAAAAACAGGAAATCTCCCATGTGGAGACTGCCTCTACTGAGGAATTAGAGAAAGAATTAGAGGCTCTTGTAGGAAAACTAAACTAATGCCTAATAAAACAATGAAACTCCCCGGTCATGACTACATGACTCATTATCTAAGTCCTTGGGGGTTTTTAGGTATCCCTTACGAAGAGTGGCGTAAACATGAAATAAAAAGTATAGGTATGGGTGTACCTTGGGATGCTGATAGTGATGTAAGAAGGCGTGTGCAGGAAGAAAAAACCCAAGATTTAATTGATCGTATGGGTGGCGAATTAACTCCTTGGCAAAAGGCTAGGCTTATGCTTGGTGGCGCTGTACACCAAGGATTTCAGGGTGCTGGTAATATAAAACAGCAAGGACTTCTAGAAATGTTGACTTCTTGGCCCAACGCTGTAGATTACGGTGCAAACCTGTCCACTATCTGGGATGCCCCTGCAAATAACGTATTTTCAAGGAAAAAGAAAAAGCCATAATGCCTATCCAAAGATGTACCCTGAAAAACGGGAAGAAAGGCTACAAATGGGGTAAATCAGGTAAGTGTTATTCAAACAAATCGTCAGCACAAAAACAAGCAAGGGCGGCATATGCCAGCGGCTACAAAAGCAGAAGTAGAAAAAGCAGTTGAAATAGCAAGGGAACTAAGGCAACGTGAGCGATATAACAAGATTAACGCTTACGACCCCTACCCTTACCAACTAGACTTCCACAAAACAGGGGAAGATAGTAACCAACGCTTATTGATGGCTGCCAACAGAATAGGGAAATCTTATTGTGGGGCCGCAGAGATGAGTTACCACCTCACAGGAATATACCCTGATTGGTGGGAGGGACGTAGATACAGACAACCCATCACAGCATGGGCTGGCGGTGTATCTAACGAGACAACAAGAGATATCGTACAAGCAGAGTTATTGGGTTCCCCAGACGACCCCGAGGCCTTCGGTTCAGGTGCAATACCTAAAAAAGCAATAATTAAGACCGAAAGAAAGCCCGGAGTCCCTAACGCAAAGTCAGTTGCTCTGATTAAGCACGTTAGCGGTGGGAACTCTTCTTTACACTTTAAAGCCTATGAGATGGGTGTAGACAAGTGGCAGGGTAGATCAGTAGACTGTGTATGGTTAGATGAAGAACCAAGCAGAGAACTCTACTCACAGGCTGTCACGCGAACTCTAGACAGGAGAGGCATGGTCTATATGACCTTCACCCCTGAGCAGGGCATGACAGAGACTGTAGCGGCCTTTATGAACAACATTCAAAAAGGACAGTCCTTGACAAACGCCACATGGGATGATGCGTCTGAGAATATAAAATCCATGAAGGGTGAGGACGGGCATCTTTCAGAATCGGTTATGGAGCAGATTCTGTCTGCTTATTCCCCACATGAAAGAGAGATGCGTAGGTATGGAAGACCTTCTATTGGTTCTGGATTGGTTTTCCCTATTAACGAGGAAAGCCTGACAATATCGCCAATACAGATAGAGGATCATTGGCCTCGTATAGCCGCTATTGATTTTGGTTGGGATCACCCTACGGCAGTAGTATGGTGTGCAATAGATAACGAAACAGACACATTTTACGTCTATGACTGCTACAGAGCGTCTAAAGCAAGCCCCTCTGTACACGCTGAAGCAATAAGGCAAAGACCCTCGTTTATACCCATCGCCTACCCACATGACGGAAATCGCAGGGATAGTATGGGTAATCCGGGTCTAGCCGAACAATACAGGGGTCATGGATGTAACTTCATGTTAGAACACTTCACTAACCCGCCAGCATTAGGGCAAAAGAAAGGCTCTAACTCTATAGAAGAGGGGCTTATGGCTATGCTTCAATCTATGGAATCTGGAAATTTTAAAATATTCTCTACTCTGCATGATTGGTTTGAGGAGTTTAGAATGTTCCACAGGAAAGACGGCAAGATTGTTCCTTTAAGAGATGATCTAATGGCCGCAACAAGATACGCATTTCAATCTAGACGATACGCCGTTGCTGGCGTTGACCCTAATTGGACTAACGAAATAACTTACAGGAATTACGGTATTGTCTGATACAGAACAAGAACTAATGTCACGCATCAAGCAGGAGATATCTGACTCTCTTGGATACGATGGCGAAATCTCTATACAAAGGGAAGAGGCTATTAAGTATTACTATGCCTTACCCTTTGGTAATGAGGTAGAAGGCCGTAGTCAATACGTTGATTCCACGGTACAGGATACAATAGAATGGATTAAACCCTCTTTAATGAGGGTGTTTGCCTCTGGTGATGAGATGGTTAAGTTTAACCCTCATGGTCCAGAAGATGTTGAAGCAGCGGCTCAAGCCACTGACTACGTTAACTACGTCTTCACTAAAGATAATAAAGGCTGGGAAATACTATATTCATGGTTTCATGATGCTCTTCTACAGAAAAATGGAATCGTTAAGGTATGGTGGGACGAGTATGAAGAGCCTGAAAGGGAGGAATATTCCAATCTTACAGAAGAGGAATTAAATATTTTAATTTCTCCGGGTGAGGTGGAGGTTGTAGAACATACAGTAACTGAATACAACACCCATGATGTAGTTATTTTAAGGACAAAATACGGGGGAAGAATTAGAATTGAGAATGTTCCTCCTGATGAATTTCTTATCTCAAGAGAAGCCAAAGGAATACAAGACGCAAGGTTCGTATGCCATAGGGTAAAGAAGACTGTATCTGATCTAAGGATTATGTACCCAGATGATGATTTTGATGTCGGAGAGTTAGGGGCTGGGTATAACGAAGAAGTCTACAATGCAGAACGAATGGCTCGTTACGAGTTTGATGATTCGTTTTCTTGGGGTGCAGGATTAAATGAGAACGGGGAAGAAGCCCTTAGAGAGTATTGGCTCCACGAATCATTTATCCAGACAGACTATGATGATGACGGAATTGCTGAACTAAGAAAGGTTTGCAGTGTTGGGGATCATATCTTCTCTAATGAAGAAATCGACAAAGTTCCGCTTGTTTCAATTACCCCACTAAAAATACCCCATAAGTTCTTTGGTATGTCTGTTGCGGACCTTGTGATGGACTTGCAGTTAATCAAGAGTACGCTAATGCGTAACCTGATGGACAACGCCTATAACCAGAACTTTGGTAGGTACGCAGTCCTTGAAGGCCAAGCGAATTTGGATGATTTGCTAACCCAGCGCCCGGGCGGTGTGGTAAGAGTTAAATCTCCCAACGCTATTATGCCCTTGGCTACCCCTCCGCTACAGCCAGAATCATTCCAGATGCTCGGCTACCTTGATGAAGTAAGAGAGTCAAGAACCGGAGTAAACAAAAATACTCAGGGACTTAACGCAGATGCCCTGACAAGCCACACAACGGCCACAGCGGTGAATGCTGTAATGAGCAACGCCCAGAGCAGGGTAGAGTTAATTGCGCGTCAATTCGCAGAGACAGGCGTTAAAGAACTAATGTACTGCATCTACGAACTCCTTCTTAAAAACCAAGACAAAGAAAGGGTAGTAATGTTAAGGAACAAATGGGTTCCTGTACGCCCTGATATGTGGAATGATAAGATGGACTGTACGGTTTCTGTTGCTCTTGGTAACGGCTCTAAAGATCAGCAGATGGCTCACCTATCACAGATGCTCCAGTTTGCATCACAGGCCATGCAGGGTGGGCTACCTATCGTAACGCCGCAGAATATGTACAATCTTGGCGCTGCACTTGTTAAGGCCATGGGTTATCAAAATGTTGATGACTTCTTAACAGAGCCACCTCCACCACAACCTGAGCAACCCTCCCCAGAAGATCAGTTGGCTCAGATGGAAATGCAAGTCAAGCAAAAAGAGTTAGAGATTAAAGCCGCTGACGTACAGGTTAAGATGCAAAAGATTCAACAGGAAGCGCAGAAAGACGCTGTTGACGCACAACTAAAGGCTGCTGAACTGGCTCTAGAAAGAGATCAGAACAGGGCCGTAGCCATAGGGCCAACATGAACCAAGAACAAAAGCAAGAACAAGCAAAACGCCTTCTTAGCGACCCACTTTACAATGAAGCATTTGATTCATTAGGAGAAAGTATTTTTAACACTTGGGCACAAACAAGTGTGAACGATGTCGAAAGCCGCGAACAATGCTGGCTTTCATTACGACTCCTTGAGAGACTACGCCTTCAT